CGAAATAGAATACGTACATAATTCTTCGTTTTATCGAAGTCGTCGTAGTAAGGTTCGTCGTTGAAATATTTAAATGTCATTCTATTCTCTCTTTATCTTTAGAACTCGATGATAACTTTAACATCTTCGATCTGAGATGCTGATCTGTTGATTGGATCCCGATTTTCTAAAAAGATAATCTGCCCGCTAAATGGTGTATATTCAGGACTACTTATAGCATTTAAAGAAGATAAACTTCCAGTGCCTCCGAGATTACCGGATATCGCCTCGCCATCAGTGAATACCCCATATTCAGTTTTATTGTTCTGATGGAATTTAATTGTAAGGTTAACTTCATCCCATTCATCAATGTATGCGATTGACCCGGAAGTTGTTCCTGTTATATAGTCTCCGGTAGTGAATCCAGTTCCACTGACTAGTTGAATTGTAGATAATCCATTAATGGTAGTATCTGAAGCGACAGTAGACCCAGAAGCATCCATTGGGTTCTTGATCAAACCAATTTGTCTAAAATTATTCTCAACGATGAAGTCTCCAAGGCCATCGTCATATTCTAATCTGACATTAACTCCAACATAATATCCACCCAATTCGTTCACTGGATCTGCTCCATGACCATATGGTGGAGACATGACTGGATATGCCGCAGCTTCAGTTCCGTCGCCTGTGATAACTACTGTAGCGATATTATAATCTTGACCAGCGTCTGTGACTGTTAATCCCGTGACCACTCCTCCAGAAACTTGAACGGTAGCAGTAGCGCCTGTACCATCGCCGACAATGGTTGCGGTAGCAGAAGTATATCCTGATCCACCGGCGGAAACTCGAATGTCGTATATTCTACCTTGTAGGGTCGATATAGAAGATTGTTGATTAGTATATTGAGCCAAATCAGATTCTGATAAAGAACCAATACCACCGGCAGGTAATACGACAGTCTTAACCGGAACATAGAAGTTGGTCAAGAATTTTTCAGCATCCACAATAGCAAGTGTGTACATATACTTCCACATATAACCATCTCCACCAGTAGAATCGGGCGGAACTTGTGCTAATGTTGGTTTCACAATTGACGAACCAGGACCAGCCTTTAAACACTTGAATACTTTTCGCTCGTCTGTTAAAACGTAGAATTGTTTGGTGAATATCTGAGGATCCTGATCGTCCCATGCGGTATATGCATTACCAGAAGTCCAATCATATCTTGGTACGACATGAGTTACGTCTGAAGTGGTGACGATCTTTCCTGCTATTAGGTTCTTATAAGTTTCGGCGATATCCCTACTTGTATCCTGGGGCGTCGGCGCAATTCCATCGACTATGTCAGTCACAGATTCGCTCCAAGCATCAGACTTGCCTATGAAGACGTATACACTATTATCAACGCTTGTTATATCTTGTTTAAAGTTAGATGCGTTAACTACTCGGAATTTGCTGGTTACAATTGCTGTCATTTAAAATTACCTCTTACATCGGTGATGTTGTGATAGAAACTCCTACATTACTTCTATCTATTGTTTTATTTATACCCTCTTGGATAGTGAAATCTTCGTACGCATACATTGGTGTATCATCGTAGAATTTCAAGAGGTCTGAGAATTGTTGAGACCTTCTAATATAGAAATCTCCTATAAATGCGAATACCAACAGCAAAGTAAACTCTGCATATGCCAAAGAAACTTGGTTTGATGTCGCAATCATCTGAACCAAATATGGTAGATCTTCTTCTGCGATTAACCCTGGCTGTATTCCAGGCATTTTAGCATTGCTAGATAACGCTAATAAGAGTAAGAAAATTTCCCCGAAAAATATAAATCCACTTGGGTGGACTAACTTATTATATACGTCGCGCCATTTGTCTACGTTATTACCAGTGCGAATAACATAAGAGAATTTTTGGTAAAAATATGAATCTTGTAGTTTCATCTTATCTGATAAAAACCCATCATTGGTAAGGTATCTCTCTGATGAAGCATCCCATTTTCCAGCAGAAGGTATTAACATATTATTTTTCGGATAATATATTTCGACCTCGTCTTGTAACAAAATCCTAAAGAACGTTTCAATCGATTCGGTGGAACCCCTGATATTATAATATCTAACTAAGTTTTTATATAACTTAACTTTATCAGTCTGAATTGCTCTTGGGATAGTAGCAGCAATTTCTTTTTGAATTAAGTTTAGATAATGTTCCGCCGTGTCAATGTCTCGTTCTTCTAGAATAGAGTTGAGTTCATATGAGGGTTGAAACCCCTTGTTCATGAACTCATAGTAGTCTTCCAATAGTTGAGTCAGACGTACTGAATTCTCTCGTAACTCTTGTGGGAGTAGAGTCTCTACACGAATAGATTCTTTGGTCTTTCGCTTGGTGCTTGCAGTTGATTCTATAGATGCCATGATTATTACTTATGCCGAGATGTTGTACTGTAATTAACAGTTCCTGCAGAACCAGAAACCGCAATACTATCAACTTCTCCAGTTACAGCGACCTTTGTCATATCAATGGATAAGAGCTGATTTCGTTTCGGTGCCAAGTCGTTTGAGTTTGGAGATAATGTAAATGTGATAGGGGTTACTGCATCTGGTAAGAATCCGTTGATCACGACTCTACCAGTTGTAGTATATATCGTACCAGCATTGGCGACTACTGTAGTGCGGAGACCGTTCACGACCTTATACATGAACACTCTACGATTGTTAGAATCTGCAATAGCAGCATCAGAGAAGAAATGCTCAATTCCGTTTATTAAGAATTTCGTAGACTCCATTACAGCCTCATCGGAAGATGTAGTATAAATTGGCGCAGCAAATTCCAGATCGTATCTATTACTCACGGTTACTGATGGGACGACCGTCTTAAACATATAGATACGCATATATGAGTTCAATATCGCTGGGTCAGATGTATCAATGGTTCTCAATAGTTTTGAAAATCTGAATACACCATCGAACCGTTTTAATTCGGTATCGTTATATGTGGATATAACGTTAGATACTAACGCCTGTAACTCCGCACGAGTTCGGTCGGTTAAGTTTGGGTTGTATTTAAAAAATGTTTCTAATTTAACATACGTATATTGTGGATCTACCATAACTGGAGTGATAGAAACCACATTCTTAGACTTTAAAACATTTTCTATGATGAATGATTTCTCAGCAGTAGTTAGGAATTCCCCAGTTAATGGCTTAATAGAGATGAAAACTTTACCATAGTCTGGTGGACTCGAATCTTCACCACCCCATACTGAAATAGCTTCAATGTCGCCATACTCTTTTTGAATAATCGCTTTATAATCGTCAGCGGTGACTGCTCGGTTCTGTGTAATATATGATAATGGTGAGTTGAATCTGATAGACTCGATAGATTCTCTAGCAGCGCCGCCAGCAGAAGCAGATACCGTAGTAAGAGTAATGTCGGAGTTGCCTTCTATCTCAGACACCATCTCAAATGTGCGAGCACCATTAGCATCATCTGATGAAGTATACACATACTCAATTTCCACGATATTATCAGAAGTGGGCTTAGTACCGATAATACCATCTCCGAAATATACTTCAAACTTTGCAGCACTGTTCTCTTGAATAAAATATATTTTACTGTTTCCGTCTATATTCGCTAGTGTATTAAACTGTGTATAGATATCATGGCTTGAAGAGTTATCGTTAGCACGAATACGAACGCGGATGGTGGAAGTATCAATATCCTCGTCTGGAATTTCAAATTTCTGACTCTCTAAGTACTCATCGACTCGATATGTCATCGTTTTCAATGTTCCCTGTTTGATCGCCACTTCATTGAAGGTAAACGTATTAGATACCGTATCGTGCGATACAGTGCGGGAATCAGCTACTACGAATGGAAATTCTTCACCATCAATTACTGTAATTAATTTGGTGCCTCTAGGTAAAGTTAGAGTAGCAGGAACTGGAGATCCAATTGGATTGTTTACAACGATGACAACTTGTGCTGTAGGTGATGTAGCCGAACGTGGTACATATCCTAATAATTTAGCATGAGATACCACATTACCACGAATCTGAGCAGAATCTAGAAATGCTTCGTTGAGCGCTAAATGCGCAGTCATGGCATTATAGTGTGTATTATATGCAAGAATGTCTAATAGAACAGATAGACCAGATCCTTCAAAATCATAATCATTATACTTAGATTGTGCAGTAAGATGATTCTTAATATTATTCTTAATTAGATCGAAGTCTAATTCGGTTACATTTAAATTGACTGACATTATCTGATTCTCTCTAAGTATAATTGTACATCCGCTTCAGTATCTACCGAAATTACGTTGAATGCTATGGTGATATAATATGCATTATTATCAGAATCGTCTTCTACTAGCACACGTAAATCGCTTACTCTAGGTTCATAGTTAGAAACAACTTCTCTGACATATTCTTTAAGTAAAAATATTGTATCAGGACTAGAATTCTCAAATAACAGGCCGCTAACGCCAGATCCTAATTCTGGTTGAAATGGTCGTTCGTATCTACTGGTTAATACCAAGTTTTTAATAGAATTCCGAACAGCATCAATGTCTGTCATAGGAATAATATCTTTCTTATTAGGATGTGGTATTAACGATAGGTCTAGATCAGCATACTGCTTGCCTCTTGATACAAGTGCGCTGCGTTGCCCTGATACGTTAAAGTCTGATAGGTTTTCTGTACTCATGTTATTATTTATATCATATTATTGGGCTACTACCCTGCTGGAGCAATGAATATTATAACATATTTGTAGAATTTTGACAAGCATTAATTTACGAAGACGTTAGGAGATCCTGATATTATTGCACCACCATCAGTGGAATCTCCAACTCTAGCGACTTCGATTCCCTTTACAAATACATTCGGTGATCCTACGTTAATTACAGCAGAGTGTGGTACACAAGCAGAACCAGAAAGTATCGTATGAGGAGAAGTCGGGTTTCCCTTGGTCTCTACCGCAATTCCATTTGCGTAAACACTATTCTCCCCAGTCGGTCCAGTTACTGTAGTTACAGCGTCACATCCATGACCTGTTGTAGTCGGATCACCGTCTCTTACTATTGCTGGCATGATTATGCACTACCATTGTATAACAACTCGTACTCTTCTTTCGCTTTAATATATGCATCATTCAATACATACCATTTATTGGATCCAGGAGTTTCTTGATCAACTGCTATTCTAGCATCTAACATTCTACCGTAGGCGCTTCCAATAGCTTGTTTATCGGTCGATGGAGGTACTTTCGCTGTTACAGTTTCTGTGGCAGTTTTAGGTGCTGTAGCTCCTGAACCATTAACATCAGTATCACTTTCTGGTGATGCTGCTACTACTACGGTTGGTGTGGGAGTAGTGTCGTCGACCGGAGGCATTCCAAGTCTCTGACGAATTATAGGATCATCTCCCGTATATGGAGCCGCATTAGGATCTTGTAGACTAACAACACCACTATTGATCTTCGCACCTAAGTCTCTCAAGTTTCCTAAGTTATTAGTTTCACCCAATCCCTCTAATCCACCCATGAATGGGGGTGA